CGTCAGAACTCACCCGCACCAATCCCGACACCCGTTCCGACGCTTCGCAACGGCTGCGCAATCCCGCCGACGATTTCTTTGTCGACGCCGCGGTGGTCGGCACCTGGCAGCAATTCTGGGGGCGGGAAGGCGGCGAGTTCAGGACAGGGCTGGGCGAATGGTGGCTGGGCTTTGGAAGATATAAAAAATGATCCGCAGCGCCGAACTCAACGACAAGGCGCGGGTGATCACGCTGCTTGAGCATTCGCGGATCGGTGCTGGCTTCGACCGCGACGGCGGGTTTCATTTCCCGTTCGACCCGGCCTATGCCGAGCGGCTGTTTATAATGCACATGATGCCGCGGCACCTGTGCATGCTGCACGATGTCGAAGGCACCGCGCAGGGCGTGCTGATGGCGGTGGCAACGGACCACCCGTTCGGGCCGGTCAAGATCGCGCGCGAAACCGTGTGGTGGATCGAACCGGACTATCGCGGGCTTGGCGCCGTCAAGATGCTCAACGGTTATGAGCTATGGGCGCGCGACCAGGGCTGCCAGTTCACCGGCATGGCCGGCATGGGCGAAGATCCCGACGTTGCAAAACTCTATCAGCGCCTCGGCTACCATGTCGCCGAGCGGCATTTTCTAAAGGCGATGTAGTTGGCAATCTTTACCGCAGCGGCAACATGGCTACTGGCAGGAACGTTCCTGGCCGGCAGTGCCATTGCCACGTCTGTGCTTGCCGCCGGGCTTGGTATCGCCGCGTCGATCGGCCTGAACTATGTGGCGCAGGCGCTGTCGGGCACCGAGGCCCAGCCGGCTGACAAGTCAAGTTTCGGCATCGATGGCAAGCTGTCGGCCGGCGGCGCCATCCCGCGCTCGTTTGGCATCGGCACCCATGTCAGCGCAGGTTCGCTGGTTTATGCCAATTATTGGGGTTTTGCCGGCGAGACGCCGAACGCCTATCTTACGCAGGTGATAGCGGTATCCGACATGCCGCGCGAGCAACTGCTCGAGGTGTGGGTGCAGGGCGAGCGATGCACGCTGTCGGCGCGGACTGGCGAATTCGGCACTGCGGTCGATCAGTATTACAAGGACGGCGCCGACCATCTCTGGGTCAAGTATTACAACGGCACCCAGACCGCAGCCGATCCGTTCCTGACAAACCGGGTATCGTCGGCCGATCGTCCCTATGGCGGTAGCAGGATCGGCACCGGCATCTGCTATGTGATCGTGACATCCCTGGTCGAGGAGAAACTGTTCTCTGGCTTCCCGACGTTCAAGTTCGTGATGTCGGGCATCCCGCTCTACGATCCTTCGAAGGACAGCACCAACGGCGGCAGCGGATCGCACCGCTATTCCGATCCGGCAAGCTGGGGCGGCGACGGCGATCAATTGCCGGCGGTGCAGGCGTACAACATCCTGCGCGGCATCCGATACAACGGCGCCTGGCTCTATGGGTTGCAGAACATGACCGGGCCAGCGCGGCTACCGGCCGCCAACTGGAACGCGCAGATTGCAAAGTGCCGGGCCAGCATTATCGGCGAAACGGGGCCTGAACCAACCTATCGCGCCGGCGGCCAGATCCAGGTCGACGCCAGGCCGGCCGACGCCATCGAGGCATTGCTGACGGCGTGCCAAGGCCGGCTGTCGGAAATCGGCGGGTTTTATAAGATCCATCTCGGCTCTCCTGACAGCGCGACGTTCGCATGGACCGACGCCGACCTGCTGTCATCCGAGCAACAAGTTTATAGGCCATTTTTCGGGCTGGCCGACAGTATCAACGGCATCCAGGGCACCTATCCCGACCCGGCGCAGGGCTGGGAAATTGCCACCGCGCCGGCGTTGTACCGCACCGACCTCGAGGTTCGCGACGGCAACCGCCGGCTGATGGCGAACCCGCAATTCGCGTTCGTGCCATACCGCGCCCAGGTGCAGCGGCTGCAGAAATCCGGCATCGAGGAAGCGCAGCGCGCGCGAACCCATGTGCTGCCGTTCCCGCCGGCCTACTGGGTGGTCGAACCCGGCGATATCGGCAGCTGGAATAGTTTTAGGAACGGTTACGAGGACAAGCTGTTTCGGGTCGACAGCGCGGTCGACCGCAGCAATCTCGACGTGGTGCTTAACGTCACCGAGATCGACCCGTCGGATTACGACTGGGATCATGTCGTTGACTACACCGGCGTCTCCACCGGTGTCACGACGTTTCCGCGACCGCAGCCGCAGGGCGTCATCGACTGGTATGCCGAGGGAACGGTGTTGTACGACGCCGACGGGCTCGGCAGGCATGCCGCCATCCGCATCGCCTGGGACGGGACGCTGCCAGGAGTGGTCGGCATCCAGTACGAGGTGCGGCTGTCCGCCGACCTGTCGCACGTCACCCGTGGCCGCACAGATCAACTCGCAGCCGGCGCATTGATCATCAGCCAGGGTATTATTCCGCTCACCGCCTATCAGGTGCGCGGCCAGTATCTGCCATCGGCGCCGCGGGAAATGCTGTGGTCGGACTGGCTACCCGTGGTGACGCCGGGGCTACCGGCGGTTGACATCCCGGCCTGGATCGCGGTGCAGGCCACCACCGTGATTGATTACCTCAACGATCGGCTGGCCGAGGTCGAGCAGCGGCTGTCGACGGTGACGGCGACAATGGGGCAGCGCAACTGGCTCGACCTGAAGGAAAGCCGCTATCAACTATCGGCGCGCTCCGATGCAGCGTTCGCGGAAATCTCCCGCGTCGAAAACGTGGCGGTTGATGCCGACACCGCGATGGCCGAAGTCATCGAGGGCGTTGACGCAAAATTCGGGCCGACCTATTCGTCGGTCTACACGGTGAGCATGGCGGTCGCCAATATCGAGGGCTGGGGCGCCGCGCAATATTCCGTCACGCTCGATGTCAACGGCTACGCCACCGGGTTCGAACTGATCAACGGCGGACCGGGGGTTTCGTCCACCACCTTCACCACCGAAAAGTTTCAGGTGGCCTCGCCTGGTGTCAGCGGCGGGGCACCGGTGCCGATCTTCACGGTGGCGAATGTCGACGGCACGCCGAAAACAGCAATCCGCGGCGATATGTATGCCACCGGCACCATCGCCGGCACCAAGATGGTTGCGCACAGCATCACCGCCAACCAGATCGAGGCCGAAACCATCACGGCAACCGAGATTGCCGCCAACAGCATCTACGCCGACCGTTTGGTCACCGGCACCATCACATCCGACAGCGGCAAGATCGGCGCGCTATCCGTCAAGTCACTGTCGATCGGCGACTATGCCGTTACAGTGCCGGTAGCGGAAACCCGCGCCGATACCATCACCTCGCCAGTTACCGATGCCACCGTTAATTCCATCAACCTGTCGATAGATACCACCGGCCTGGCGGGCAAGCCGATCACCGTCATTGCGGGCTGGACCGCGAACTGGGCCTTCGCAGGCTCCGGCGCATCGTGTGATACTGGCCTGTTTATCAATGGGGTGGAAATTCACCACCTGGTGATAAGGCAGAGCAATGTCGACTTCCTGGCGGTTAGCGGTTCCTACACGTTCACGGCCAGCGGTGGCGTTCACAATATTCCCGTGCGCATTAATTACTCGGCGGTTTCCGGCACGGTAACGTATCTGAACCCAAGAACGCTGTGGGCAATGGCGGGCAAGCGGTGAACTTTGCGATCTACTACCGCCCGTCGGACGGCGAAATCATGGGGTGGACGACATCGTTCGACCCGGTGGCGCCTGACGGCATGAACCTGGCGGTGTTCGATGATGTGTGGCAGCCGAACCCGATGATCGAAAGGTTCGACGCCGTGGCAAACGCCGTGATGGAAAAGACGACCGAGGAAAAACGCCTGTCCCGCTTGCCGACGATGGCTGAGGTCAGGTCGGCGGTGTTTGTTGAATTACAGCGCACCGATCCGCTCATGCTGGACGACTACCCGCACCACGGCAACGACCGTCGCGAGTGGATCGATTATCGGCGTATGCTGCGCGAACTGTCAGGCGATGTCGCCGACATGATAAACGACTGGACGCTGCCGCCTGACGGCATTGATCCCATTACCGCATTGCGCGAAAGGCTCTAGCGATGGCATTGCCACAATACTCGACCGGCACAGTAGCGGTCGCCGCCGGCGGCACCGTTGTTACCTGCCTCGGCGGCATGTGGTCCGGCATCAACGTCAAGCAGGGCGATTTCATCTCGATCGCCAACTTGGCCGAGGTGCTGATCACCGAGGTGAGCGACGAAACTCACCTGAAGATCGCGCCGTGGCAGGGGCCGGCGCAGACCAATGCTGTCTATGCGATCTATCAGAATTATGTCGGGCGCGTGGTCGGCGTTGCCGCCGCGGAAGATGTCGGCGTCATGCTGGAAAAGCTGCACACCGACGGCCTGCCGTTCATTCTCGGCGCCGAAGAAACCGTGCCAGATCCGTCGTATGGCGACGAGGGGCAGCTGGCGTTCAAGCCGTCGACCGGCGAGTGGTGGGAAAAGACTGGCGGTGTGTGGGTGACATCGTTCGGGCTGACTGCGCTCGGCTATGGCGGCACCTCGGCAACGTCGCTTTTGATCGGCACCGGCACCAAGACATTCACCACGCAAGGCAGTTTGGCCTATGACGGCGCGAGGGTGCGGGCGGCGAGTGCCGCCAATCCAAACAACTGGATGGAAGGCGTTGCTGATTATTTCGGAACCACGCTGACCATGACCAGCGACAAGATCGGAGGTTCTGGCACTCATGCCGATTGGCTGTTCTCGATTGCGGGACAGCCCGGTGCAGATGGTATTGGAGCCGGCGATGTGATCGGGCCGGCGAGCGCGGTTATTGACAACATCGCAACCTTCGCCGCGACGACCGGAAAGCAGATCAAGGACGGCGGCGTTAAAATAAGCAATCTAGTTCGTTACGACATCGCGCAGACACTGACCGAGGCCCAAAAAGTACAGGCCCGTAGCAACATCTACGCCGCGCCGCTCGACGCGCTTTCGTACAGCGGGATGCAGATCAACGGCTCGATGGAGGTCAGTCAGGAGAACGGTGCCACGGCGGTTGCTTTCCCGACCGGGACGGTGGAAAAGTACACCGTCGATGGAATGATCTTCAGCAAGACAGGCACCAGCACGTTCACCGTGCAGCAGGTCGCTTCTGTTTTTCCTAGCTACGCAAACGAGCTGAAGCTGACAGTGACCGCCGCACAGGCGGGTATCGGCAGCGACGCCATCTCCCTGCGGCACAAGATCGAAGGCTACCGCCTGTCCCGACTTGGGTGGGGTACGGCAAGCGCAAGGCCGCTTACCATCGGGGTTTGGGTCAAGTCATCAGTGGCCGGTAATCTGCCTATCATTGTTTACAATTCCGACTTCACATCCACCGTCACCGCGACCCTTAACATAGCTACCGCAAATGTGGCTCAATTTGTGACCGTCACCATCTCCGGCCCGACGACCGGGGTCTGGAAAACCGATAACAATATCGGCGCGAACATTGTCATGTTCATCGCGGCAGCTGGCAGCGTCAACATTGTCGCCACCAACGGCAACACGTTTGAAATAACTGGACTCATCGTCCTCCCCGGCATCGAAGCCCCATCCGCCGAACGCTCGCCGCTGATCATGCGGCCTTACGATCAGGAACTGGTGACGTGCCAGAGGTGCTGGGAAAAAGTAAAAACAGGAGCTGCTGGCTATACGACCGCGGGCGGTTCTATATTTTCGCCGGTATCTTTCAAGGCAACAAAAAGAACAGCACCAACAGGTCTCGTTGTGAGTTGGGGCACTACCGCAAACGCTACGGGTCAAACTCTATACGATATTGCGGTCGATAGTGCGATGTTTAGCATAACCGCAGCGACCACCGGCACATTAATTATGCGCGATGTTCTAGCCACCTTCGACGCGAGGCTCTGATGGCAGACTATCAACTCACCGCAAGCGAAGAACCCTGCAGTGTCATTCGCGCAAGCGACAAAGCATGCATACCGCCCGACATGGCGAACCGCGACTATAACGGCGACCAGTTCAGTCCCGGCTATATCCAGTGGGTCGAGGGCGGCGGCGTGCCCGATCCGTATGTGCCGCCGCAGCCGGTGCCACCGACGCCGACTGAAACAGATCAGTTGCTTTATGATCATGAAAATAGGCTTAGGGTGATCGAAGGTGAACCTCCTCTTTCACAAGAGGACTTCGTTGACATGGTGAAGTCAGGACAGCCAACGCCACAACCTAAGAAAAGTACGCCGTAAAATGTCTATTCCGGCTTTGCTCGGCGCGAGGGGCGGCTCGTCGTTTCAGCGGCGGGCCGTTCCGCATTTATACAAGAGAATTACCGACATGATCAAGCTGGCACCGCTACTGGGGATATTGCTGCTGATGTCAGTGGTGGCGTTCCTCGGTGGTTGCGCCAGGCAGCGCATCGGTGTCGAGTTGTACGATCCCGAGGTCTATACCCGCTCCGAGGTCGATGCGATCCAGTCGGAGATGCAGTGCAAGCAGACGGCGCGGACCCAGATAGAGGTGGCGCGCTGCGTTGGCAACAGGCGGT